CAGCAACATTAAACTCTCTAACGCCCTCACCTGTTGCAAACTTTTGCAAGGTAGCAGCAGACCCAGATGTGGGGTCAACACCACCAGCAGCAGATCGAGAAATAATAGCCGCAAGCGTTTCATTAAGATTACGCAAGGCATCAACGCCCTTTTGCTTATAGGCAAGAGCCTCAGATCTACCTCGAAGCTCTGCTTGCCTAGCCTGTGCCTCGTATTGTCTGCGCTGGGCATTACCCGCAGCTATTGATCCAGCAGCAGAAACACCAGCCATAGCAAGCTGAAAGCCACCGCTGGTTACTAATGGAGCTAAAACAGCCATATTAATTCCCCACGCTTAAACGATATTCTAAGCCTAGAACTGTCATTGCTAATGGCACGTTCTGACTTACAGTTATTTGTCCGGTTCCACTATAGCCCAGCAAGCCGTGAACGGTCTTAGTGCCGGTAAATGGATCAACAGGTTTATCTAAAACATTCTCGCCAAGGTTTCTAAACGGAACCTGCTTGCCGTTGATTGTCATGTTCTGAGTGCCATTAACGATTGCATCAACCTGGATGATCCTCTTCTTGAACCCTTGAACAGATCCAGAGGATAAAGTCGGCTCGGCTGGCATGGTTTTAGCTGTTACCGTATAATCAAGACCAGCGACAAAGGATGTAGTTGAAGCGGTTGCAAAGTCCACACGGCCATCGTGACTTGCAACCTTAGTGCCATCAATCACGCCATCGCGTATAATCTTAACAATTCTATCTCTAAGCCCAGTGCTGGTAACTTCTCCAGCGGCCCCGCCAGACACAGATCTATCTAAAGTAAGATTTGGATTAAACTTTTGCAGATGATAAGTGTTTGTAATATAGCTACTTACCCACGACTCACCGGCAGCATGAGCATCCCAGAATGCGCCAACAAACAATAATATTCTGGCGTAGATGTAGTTATTGCTCGTTACGTCAGTAAATGTAAGAGTAATCGGTGGAGACCCGTAAACAATTCTAATTAGAGTAACATCACCATTTGCATCAATGGTTATTGTAGATGTGCCGTTGCCATATGATTCCCAAAAACCAGCATCCAAAGTGCCGACAACACCATTCTGACCAAGATCTGCCCTTGGGTAAGAATCAACAGTCTCCAGCAACCAGGCATATACACCACCGTCAGATGCGTCCTTTGTACCGGCAGCAATCTCATCTATAGCAGCAGAAAGCCCATCTGTAGTATTCCAATCCATAACAGGAGCTTTAACGATTGTATAAACGTCTGAAATTTCTACACCAACAGCAATAAACTCACCGTCAGTTGTAAACCTACTAGGCGCAATCACATTCTGGCCAACCAGAATAGAGTAAACAGCCATCGAGCCATCTGTGCCATTTACCACAAACAAGCGATCTGACTCATCTGTAGATGCTGCGCGACGAGCAGCAAGATCAACGGGGTTCTTTAGCAAGTGAGAGCTAAGAGCTGAAAGAGGCTGAACCTGATAAGATGCTGTTGTATCGCCAAACTGAAACGCATTCAGAGATTTTCCCTGCCTTTGAATAAAGACAGACGCGCCATTTAAATCTTCGATAGGCACACCAGGCTTAGAACCAAGCCTTGTTTGTGGTCTTATAAAGAAGCTCGAAGGTGTGATTGGATCATCGCTTGTTTGTATTACAGCGAACTCACCGCCCGTTGTGAATATTCGCAAGTCATTACCTGAAAACAAATTAACAATGCTGTTAAGCTGGTTTGTGTTAATCGTTGCCTCAACTGACTCATCAGCAAGGCCAGTGCCAGGATTAAAGTCAAAGTAGTTAATTACATTAGATCCCCACATCGTATTCTGCCTGGACTTAGACCCACCAAAATACAACCGACCCTCATGGAATGCAGCAGACTTAGGCCACCCGCGAGTGTTTGACCAAACATCTTCATAGCCATGCTCACTCTCCCAATTACCGGCAGTAATAGCACTTGTGTCAAAGAAGTTTACCTCAACAACAGCCTTCATTACAGTGTGGGAAACATACTCTGCATAACGAGCGCGACCAAATGTGCTGAGAACCTGAGCATATTCTCCGACTGCTGATTCTTCAAATGGATTTATTGTGTAGCTTGACGTGGCGTCTGGTGCAGTATCCCACGCTGGAAAGACAGTAAGAACCTTTGTCGAAGCAACCAGATGTAATCTTAATAAACATCCCGTTTGGCTGATCGTCTGTATAACTTGATGCTGCCTTAAGGGTGATTGTGTCAGCAGATCCAGCCTGAGCATTCCCCGTTTCGGTTGTTGCCCCTGACGCCGTGATGGTAATGTTACCTGTTGTTGCGCTGGGCGTAATTGTAAAGTCTGGCTGGTGAGTATCAAACGCAAAAGGATATTGCGGCAGATTGGTTAGCGGCAAGTTTTCCAGCGTCCAAGACGTATCACTGTTTCTCACCAGGCGTTTGGTTTGCAGATCTTCATGGCAGAGAATGAGTGTATCAACCGCTTGCGTGTAGTTGATCTCATCGAGCATGGCAGTCGTTATATCTGTCGCGGTGATATAATCATTGCCAGAGCCGTTTATGTTTGTTTGCAGCGTACCGCCTTTGAACACATAGATGCGCTGATTAACGAACACCAACAGATAGCTGTCCGTTACGCTAAACTCAAAGGGAATAACCTTGAAGTCTGTGAACGTAGAGCCAAAGTCATATACGAACTCAAGACCGTCACGGCGTTTAAATCCACCCTGAGGCTGAATGATAACATTCGTCGCTTCTTCCAAAGCATTCTGATATTGCTGTAGATCAGTACGAGCGCGAATAAGCGGATCAAGCTCGCCAACCGAGAAATTGGTTTGGAACTGGATGATCCGCATTTTAGTATCTCACATCAATAAGTGAATAATCCTCGATGACTTGCGGCGGCTTGCCACGACTATCAACATTCATTGCTTCGCGCATCATACCGCCACGGCCACTATCAGCCGGTGAGCCATATGCTAGAGCGCGGAAATAATCTGCCTTGGATATTTGATCGGTAATTACGAAGGCAATCTCAGAGGCTAGTGCAGTACGAAGCAAGCGCACAAAGTAATTAGGCATTTTGCTTTCTGCTACCGAGCCTTGATAGTCAATAAAGACCTCTTCAAAGTTGGTATAGATCTGATCGCCATAGATCTCCCACCCATACCGGATAGGCTGTTGACCAAGACCTGAGCTTCTGAATAGCGCTATAACGCCTGAGAGCATATCGCCAGGAAGCTGATAAGCATACTTCCATTCATCTACCGGCGTGAAAGATAAGCGACCAAGCTGCTCTTTCTTCACGCTCCAGCTCCAAAGATAATTTGATAAGAGTGTATCGCGTACATCTGGATACAGCCTGTCGCAAGCCTGTCGCTGCGCCCAACAGGATAAGAGCATCCGAGCAGATTGAAAGTGAGGTATCACCAGCGGCCATATTGCCCTCCTGTTAGTGGGGAAGGGGGGCCGAAGCCCCCCAACCTTATACTAGAACTGACGTTGTGATAACGCCAGCAGTGTTGGTTGCAATGAGGATCTGGCCCCCATCGCTTCCATATGTGTAGATCATATCACCAGTAGTGATTAGCCCTTCTACCGTGTTGAAGTAACCAGAACCGGCAATAGCCGCCTGGTTATCAACAGAAGAAGAATAGCTATACATTGCTGGAGAGCTGCCGCTCTTTGATGCAGCAACGGTTGACCAGTTTGCAGATGCGAATGCCATTGTCTACTCTCCTTATGCTTCAGTACAAGCGATTTTGACAATGCCTTCGCCGTCGATTGAAACGGAACCGGCAGAGAACATCGAGCTAACCAAGAACGATGTCTTTTCTGGGACATAGTTTACTTCGGTTTTCTGCGACATTGACTCAGCGTAGCCCATTGAATCTTTGTGCCAAGCAAAACAGGTACGAGTTGAAGGCTTAGGAACACCACCTTCGTCACGATCACCCATTGTCAAAATGTTAAAGCCCATGAATGAGTTGATTTCACCTTGCACAAGAGCTTTTACAGAAGCAAAGTCTTGGCTTGTGATTTCAGTCTCACCGAGCAATGAATCGAGCTGTGTTGCGTGCATCAACAAATAACGACCTTCAGATGGTACGTTCTTCTCGTTAAGAGCTTTTGCTGTTGCGCGTAGCTTCTCGATGTTCATGTCAGTGTTACCACCTGGGCCAACTGTTGTAGCAACAGCAGATGTGCCGGTAGCAGCATTCAAAGCATCAATCATAATCTGGTCCATGCGACGAGCGATAGACTTAGATACGACTTGAACCAGCTCAGAGCGCTCATCGAAGTTAATGTGCGATTGCTGGAAGATGTCTGAATATTCTGCCGCGATGTAATCTTCCATCGTTGCAGTTACCTGACCATAGGTCACGTTCAGTGGTGTGACATCAGTTTGTGGAACGCGAAGTGTAGCAACACCTTTCCCGATTGTGGGGAACTTTACAGTGTTTCCAGCTACTCCGCTGCGTGTCCGCATCGTGCCGCGAAGCAGCGATTCGGCTTGATACGCTTGTTTGACCTCAGAGTCGAAAAGATCAACAAACGCCGTAGTGACGTTCTGCGCCATTGCAGATACCTCCTAATAGGTTTCAACAAAACGCTTCCGTTATCCGAGGTTCGGGCGGTCGCTTGCGCGTTATGGCCGCGCCAGCCAGTAGAATACTACATCTAACGGGCCGGTGCGCGGTTAGCCGTTAAGGGCAAAATACACGCAAGCGATACTTATTGCAAGAGTTTAGGCTCTTTGCTGTGATTGGAACCATTGACGTTCCATTTTTGTGCGCCAACCCGCATCTGTTTTCCAGCGAGGATCTGCGATTGCAGACTCAAGATCTTCCCTAGTAAACTCTTGCTGCTCGACTACTGGCTTGATCGGAATGTTCTCATTCGTGATAGCCTGGTGATACTTTAAGAACGCATTGATCGAGTCGGCATTGTTCAGAGAATATGCTATTGCTTCACGCTCAGAGTTGTTGAGAGGTGCCTTCTGCAAGATGCGCTCAGTCATTTGGATCTTCTCAGAGGCATTAGAGCCTAGCTTCTCCATCTCAGCGCGTTGATCGTACTGGACACTCTCTTGCTCATCCTTCGCCATAGATAAGACGCGACCGGCAAGATCCTCGAAGGCATCCTGGCTAATCCCGTTTTCCTTAGCCCAGTCCTGATATACGGCGGCAGTCGGATCGTCAGAGTCCAAACCCTGATCCGCCAATGAAGATATATCATACTGCTCCGGTGCTTTATGCTTGCCCGACTTAAACTTCTTTTCCAGCTCCGCGTAACTTTTCGCCAGCTTCTCAACATCAGGGCCATCCTCATCCCAAAACTTTGCAGGGTAATACTCAGGGCGCTCTAGTGGCCCATCGTCATCATCAGATGACTGCATCTCCTCCTGTGGTTGTTCGTGAACCGGAATAGGCGCATCCTCTTGGGGAGCCTCCGGTTCCGATACGTTAATCATCGGTGCATCTGCATCCGCTTCTACTGCTGCCGCTTCTTCAGCCATTGTTTGACCTTCCTATTCTTTTTTCAATCATACGAACAATCTCTGCCATTCCTGTCCTAGCATAACCAAAGCTCGCATCTTCTCCAGGGTGCCAAGTCGGTTGCTCAATCGTAACGCTGCGCAAATGGCTTAGAACCTTCTGCCCCTCAGAACTCTTGAAAACCTTACCATATAGGATGTCTATATCGTCGGCTCTTGGCGCTTCACTCACAGCTTGGGTTAATCCCTCCCAGCCTTCGGGTGAACTCATTGCATTGCCTCCATTGTGGCCCCACCATCAGTTGCAGCGGGTGGGCCTTGTTCTGCCATCATTGCTTGCTGCATCTGTTCCATCATCATTTGCTGCTCTTCCGGTGTGGTAAGCAGTTCTTGGTTTATGTTCATCTTGCTTGCGATGAATTGTGTTATGCGCGGGATAGACAAAGCCGCTTGACCCTGTGGGCCGAGAGCATTGGCGATCTGCATAAACTGCACAATATCATTTACATCTTGTAGCTTCTGGGCCTGAGCCAGAGGCGCAACCGGCGTGACCTTAACCTCAACGCCGTTTACCTTCAGAGGCAGATCTATGTAGCCTTGCTGATCCATGATAAACAGAATGCGCGATACAATCGGAACCATTGTCTCATCTATCAACCGGCCAAAGGCAGATCCCAGATTGGTCGCAAGCTCACGCGATCTTTCTGCAATCTCTGTTGCTGATCGAGCAGACATATTATCAGGCGGCAACGTGTCATCCATCAGGATCTTCTTCACGTTCATACGCAGATCATTCATCACGATCTGGCTGACATTAAAGTCACCGGCTCTAGGGAGGGGAGCCAGTGACGCACCCTGAGGACCACCGTTACGAGCGACACCAATGACTGAACCAGGCTGTATCTTGATATTCTGAGGATTAAGAACGCCATCATCTGCCGCTGTATATACACCAGCGATTGCCAGAGACGCATTCTTGAGAACCAGCTCAACAGTTTTGTTAAGCGTTTTGATGTCAGAGATAGCTGTAACCAATGGGCCACGGCCGTAGATCTCACCGGCCACCTTCATATAGCGAGCAACGATGAACGGAGATGACTTCATTGTGCGATACACAAGCTCTTGCCG